GACGCCTACAAAGAGTCCAAGAAGCTGCCAGAGATCAACACGGCCAGGGCAGATGACGCCAGCTCCATGCTGCTCAAAAAGACCAATGCCACAGTGGTGGCCATCTTCAAGGTAAACCCTTTGTTCAACAGCCGGGTGCTATATCGGGCCTATACCAAGGACGGCAGGGACAAGACCATCGAGGACATCGACGTCGGCCTGTTCAGTCAAAACACGGCCAACAACTCGGATGTGGTGCGCCTGATGACCAACGAGATCCCGTGCAGTGATTACCGCTACGCACAATCCGAGGTGGGGCTTTGGTACTTGGAGAAGGGCGTCACCTACACCTGCCGGGTCAGCGTGCCACCAGACAGCCATCGGTTTGTTGGCCAGATCACAGTCGGCTGGGCAGAGCAGCCCCAGGACATCCAACAAGTAAAATTCATGCTGGAGATCGCCAGCGCAATGCTCACTAAAAGGGGAAATTGATATGGATTGGCTCAAACAAATCGCACCGACAATCGCCACCGCAATGGGTGGTCCACTGGCAGGCATGGCTGTCTCGGCCATCTCCAAGGCCATTGGCGTGGACGAGGCCAAGGTCGGCGACCTGATCGCCAACAACAAGCTGTCAGCCGATCAGATCGCCCAGGTCAAGCTGGCCGAGATCGAACTCCAAAAGCAGGCGCAGGAGCTGGGCCTGAACTTCGAGAAGCTGGAAGTAGAGGACCGCAAGTCAGCCAGGGATATGCAGGCAGCCACCAGGTCAATGATGCCCCCCATCTTGGCTGGCGCTGTGACCATCGGCTTCTTCGGCATCATGGTGATGATGTTCTTCAACCAGATCGACAGCAGCAATCCAGCCATCCTCATGATGCTGGGCAGCTTGGGAACGGCGTGGACCGGCATCATCGCCTATTATTTCGGCTCTTCTGCTGGCTCGCAGGCCAAGACTGACATTCTCTCAAAGGCATCAAAATGAACCTAACACCCCATTTCACCCTGGAAGAGCTGACAGCCAGCGAGACCGCAGAGCGCAACGGCTGGGACAACAGCCCAAACGATCAAGAGCTGGCCAATCTCACGCGCCTGGCCGACTTTCTGGAGCAGGTCAAGGTCGTGCTGAACGGCAAGCCCATCATCATCAGCTCAGGCCTTCGCACAAAGAAGGTAAACGACGCAGTGGGCAGCAAAGACACCAGCCAGCACCGTCTCGGCTGCGCTGCTGATTTCCGTGTGCCAGGCATGACACCAGACCAAGTGGTGAAGGCCATCATCGCCAGCGGCATCAGCTACGACCAAGTGATCTCAGAATTCGGTCGCTGGGTGCACATCAGCGTGCCCAACAGCGTGGACACCAGCCCCCGCAGGCAGGCTTTGATCATCGACAAGGCTGGCACCCGTCAGTTTGCGTAAACGTAGGTGCAGGCCACCAAGAAGGCCAGCCAGAGCATCCCCAGGATGCCCAGGACAAACCACCAAGCAGCACGCCTGAGCATGTACCGCCATACAGACTGCGGCAACAGCTCAGGCCCGTGCACCTTCTTGCCGATCTTGGCCACACGCACAGGACAGTTCCGGCCCTGATTGCATTCACCGTATTCGTCGCAGCAGTTCACGACTGCCCCTTCAAAGCGGCCCATGCCGTCTCGTTGCACTTGGCGCATTGGTAGCGGTAATGGTTGCGGTCTGGCACTGGGGTCAACAGCCAGCGATGTTTACATTGGGTCATGACTGCTCCTCAGTGGCTTTGTGCAGATAGGCCGTCAGGCGCTTAATCTGCGCCTCGCGGTACTTGCACATGGAGTCGGCATATTCACGCGCTGTCTGGGCCTCCAGCAGCCTGCGCTTGCTGTCGTCCAGCTCTCGGTATGCCAAGGCCTCGGGGCTCGGCGTGGTGTAGGCGTTCTTTGCCCAGGTGCAAAGCTCTCGAATCATGACAACTCCCTCTCGGCCAGCTCGTCGGCCATCTTTGCCCAATACGCCTGGCTGATACTCATCACCAGGATGCCCACTTGATCGAACTTGCGCTCAGACAGCACCTTGCCCAAGACGATCTTTTCATTCGCGCTCGACTCGTCCAGCGCCTCGCAGATGTTCACCCCATCAAAAGGGTCGCACGCCTCGCCATGCGTCAGCAGTTCAGCAGCACGCGCCTCGATTGCAAAGGCCAGGCTCTCAGCTCTGTCCTCATCATCCTGGCGGCTGTTCATCATCATGGTGTTCATGCAGCTCATGACGACCACCATGCCACCAGCAAAGCGGCCATTCCGACACCAATTGCGAAAGCCAAGGCATAGCCCCCAACCTTCTCGTAAAGCGGCTCTGTGCGGCCATAGCCCTGCACCCAGGTGCAGTCTGCAAAGTTACGGGGTGTTGTGTAATTTTTCATATCGTTCTCCTTAATGTGGGGCCGAAGCCCCGGTTGTGATTAAGCTGCTTTTGGACGTTGGATCACAGTCTGCTTCACACCATCACGAACACCGTGCTCTTTCACTGTAGCGGTCACGGTGACGGTATGGCCTTTGCCGGGCATGCAATCGGACTTGCCCTTGTAGATGATGACGTTCTGGTCTGCGTCTTCGCAGATGTGGATGTATGTAGTGCCATACATTCCGTCGAGCACAACGACATGCACCACGGTCAGGGTCAGGGTGACCTTCTGGCCCACTGTGCCAATGTGGGTGCGGCTGGCATCCAAAGCAGCCTTCTTGCTGGCCCACTCTGCTTTCTTGGCGGCACGTGCATCGATACCCTTCAGGACAGCTTCGGACTGCTTTGGGGTCAACTTGCCAAAGGTGTCCAAGGCTTGGGCCATGCTGCCCATGAAGCCTTCGTTGTAAAACATGCGGCCCAAGTCGTAATCGCGGCCATCTTCTACAGCGTCCAAAATCTCATGGGCACGTGGCGTGTTGGCAAGCCATGTCTTGCGTGCGTTCATGAGAATTTTGCGCTTGCGGCCTGCTTCCCATGCTTCTTGATATTCAATGTTTGCCATGTCAGCTCCTTGCTGGTTTGGTTGTTGCGATGCCACATCTTACCACAATATCTCACAGTCCCATCAACATGGGACAAACCCTTATATCGCAGTGATCTCCACATCATGCGGCTTGCGCTTGCCATCAAGCAGCTCATGCAGGCGTTTCTCGGTCAGTCGGTGGCAGCGAATCATGGCCCTTGCAGGCAGCACATCCAGCAGCGCGGCGTAATCCTCCAGCACAGCACGCACGGCCTGGATGCCAGCTCCATCCAGCCGGATCGCGCCCCCAGCAGTGTTACGGCGGCCAGCATGGGCCATCGCAGTGATCGCATCCATCAGCAGGCCAGACGAGTCCTCGCACACTTGCATGGTCTCAATCAGGGTCTCCATCAGGTTGACCGCATCCGACACCACCCGCCAGTCGTCCGTGGTGGGGCTTGGCGCTTTTTCCATGGCGGCCAGCCCCTCGTACATCCTGGTCAGCTGGTACGTTTTCCAGGCCAGCGGCAGCGGCTCGGTGGGGCTGGCCATCATCTCGTCGAGGATGGTGTAGCGCTTCGGCCTTTGGGCCGGGCTTTTCTTCCCGGCCTTCCTCACACAAACCCCCGAATGTCTGGCGCTTTCCAGCCCTCTGGCTTGCCGATCTTCCCGCCTTCGAGAATCACCGGCTTGCCATCGACCAGCTTGGCGTCGTTCGAGTCCAGCACGGCACGATCAGCCCCCGGCTTGTTCATCCCGGCCAGGTAAGCCACGCCATTGCCAGTGACCTCGGTATCGCACAGCGCATCCAGGGCATCAATCCGCAGGTGCGTCGGGATGTAGACGAACTGCTCACGGCGTTTCAGCTTGCCAGCGAACCACTCCAGATCGGTGCGCGTGCGCTCCAGCAACTTGCCGTAACCTTCAGAGTCGCTTCGCAGCGCCCCCAGAAACTCGCAGAACTCCTCCAGGTGGCAGCCAATCTGCACAGACAGATCCTCAGCTCCAGGCTCTTTGCTGCAGGCCTTCAACCAGTAAGCGGTGCGGTAGAAGTTGCTGACTTCAGCCTCGGCCATCAGGCGTTCATTGCGTGCCCGTAAAAGCCTGTTTTCTTGCTCGGCTTCGGCCAGTGCAATATCCAGCTCGCGTTCGTCGTTCGTCATGTTTTCACCTTCTCAGACTGGCGTGCCAGCTCCAACTTAATGCAATGCAGAATCTGCGCGGCCAGCGTGCGGGTGTTCTCCTCGGCCATCTTCCGCAGCTCGATCTCCACATCCGCAGGTAGCCGCAACGTCATGTAGCGGTCTTTGATCTTGTCGGTCGGCATCAGTCAGTCCCCCCGGCGTTGGCGATCGTCTCCTCAAACATGTCCATCGTCGCGCCAGCTCCGGCCAGCTCGATAGCCGTGCCACCAGTCAGCAGGCTCACCAGATCATCCTGGCCAGCCACCTCAATGTCGAAACGGGTCTGGGCGGCGTACTTGATGGCTTGGGCCTGGTTGCTTGCGCGAATCAGGCGGTGCTTGTTGGTCTCCACATCCGTGACCAGGTAAATGCGTGTGCTCATTTTTTACTCCAAATTTTTGATGGTTACAAAGGCCTGAATCTGCCCTTTTGCAGTTTCAGCACCTTTGCACACTTTAACACAATAACCCACTTCTTCGAGGTATTTGATCCAGT